AATCGTTTATGTGGAATATTATTATATTTCTTATTTAAAAATTTAACTGTATTATTTCTTTGTTCAAGATGATTTGGGCGTTGACATACGCCATTTGGAGATGGAAGCTCTATAGCATTAAGTTTTAAACCAAAATGTTTTTTGTTGAATTTTTTTCCAGAGGTAAAGAAAGATATTGTTATATCATCTTCATATTTAATAATATTTATTGGTATATTTGATTTTCTTATTTGTTCAACTGCATTATAAATTGTTTGAATGCTTCCAAAAATACTTCTACCTATTACTATATCAGAATTACCATTATAACCATAAAAATTGTAAGAATTGTTTGATAATATTCTTCCTTGAAATCCAGAAATTAAAATACCTTTTTTTTGTTGATAAGGTAATAATAGTTTTTCAATTTCTCCTTGTTTAAAATAATAATCATCATCTTGAACAAGAATACATTCTTCTGTAAGTATACCTAGATTCTTTAATTTATGAATTAAATTCCATCTTCTAAAACATCTAAAAAAAACATTTTCAGAATAATTACCAATATGTAAAATATTATCAATTGTCTTAATTTCACCATCTTCTAAACTATCCACATCAAAAATAGTATCTCTTTTTCCATGTGCAATAATAATCTTAGAAACTATTGGTTCATTCAATAAATTAGGTATTATGTGATTTTTTATATTATCAGGACGCATATAATTCAGAATTAATACTGGAAATTTATTCATTATGTTTAACCACTAATAAATTTTGGATTAATAAATATACGTAATCCTTTATTAAATGCTACATGTTCACATGTTTTATCACCATTATACTTTTTAGATTTTATAGCAGAAGTTTTGTATAATGCCATACCACAAAATGCAGATATACATAGAATCCATTGAGAATTTTTAGGTATATTTATCATAAACTTATCAACATAATTTTTACGATCAGGTATTTTTCTAAATCCTTTAGAAGTCATTATAGTTTTAGAACGTTTATTTGCCATTTCCCAACAATCAAAATTAATTCCAATTTTTTGACATCTTAATGCCCATATATCATAATATTTTCCTAATCGATTGCATGCTATACAATCCCAGTCATTTCTTAAAAAACATGAATCTAATTGTTCTTTAAAATTATCTTGAATTCTCAGAATATCATCTAAATCAACAACTAATAAATATTCGTGATCAGTAATATATTTCAAGTATTCATTACGACATCTTGAAATACGTTGTGTTCTTGAACCTTCTAAATTTCCCATAGAAATAATTTTGATATTTTCTTTTCCTTCACTCCAAACTCTTAGTAATTCTAATGTATTATCATTAGAATTAGATTCAACAATAACAATATCATATGAAACTAATGTATTACATATTTTCTCTAATGATAATTGGACATTTGGCCATGTAGATGAAATATTTCTACATGTTCCTGCTATAAGGTATTTCATTTATGTTTATCAAATAATTGTTTCCAATAATTTAATTTTAATTTATCTAAATTTCCAGAAGATTTAAAATTATCTAATAATTCTTGATTTATTTCAGACCATTCATTTACAATTAAGACAGGCAATCCTTCAAACATAGGATCTAAAGGTGATGTTTTCATAATAGGAATACATCCAAGAGCTAAAGCTTCCCATGTTCTATGACAATCTAAACCATTTCCATGAGGAGATAATATATACCTAAATTTTATCATCTGATTCCAACATTGATCTCTTGGAATTCTATTAGGTTCATAATAAACTAATGATTTAGAAACTTGATTTATACAATCAGTTCTATCATTACCATGTCTTGTAGTTGTTAAAAATTGAAAATTACCATAACATAAATTTTTTTTATTAATTCTAGTGTTAGATATATTAAAAAGTTTTTGTTCTTGTGTTTGAATTGATTCAATTGGCTTTACATTTTTATTCCAAAAATATTGTGGTGTAGGTTTACTTAGAAATGTATGTAAATCAAGACCTAAAGGTAATTGTATTAATTTTTCTGAAGGGTTAGTGCAATTTTGACAATACCAACAAATTAACAAAGGATGATTTAAAATTATTTGCGTTTCTTCTTTAAAATCATCTGGTACGGTAAAATATGAATCTCCAGATACTAAAACAAATGGAAATTTAATTTTTGGAAGATAAGAAGATATGAAATTTTTTAAAGCTGTTACATGGCAATAAACTGTTTGACCTTTTTTAGAAGGAAATGTAGAAGGAATTCTTCTTGATGAACTTTCAGGATTAGATATTTTATGATCACATATGGAAAGTAAACTACGAGAAGCAACAAAATACATTATATAAAATGAATTAATATTTTTAAATATTCTAACTAATAAATGTCACTTGAAATTATTATGGGTCCAATGTTTTCAGGTAAGACTACACATGCAATTTCATTTATTCGTCGTCAGAAATTTATTGGGAATTCAATTATAGCTTTAAAACCTATGATTGATACAAGATATTCTTCAGACGCTAAAATTGTTTCACATAATAAAGAAGAAGTTTCATGTTTATTATGGGATCATGAGAAACCTCTTGAATTCAAAGATGAATTTCTTTCAGTAAATTCTATTATTATTGAAGAAGCACAATTCTTTAAAGGTCTTCTTGATTTTATTAAGATAGCTCTTTTGCAATATAAAAAAAATATTCTTGTTGTTGGTTTAGATGGAGATGCTCAACAACAAAAATTTGGTGAAATATTAGATTGTATTCCTTATGCATCAAATATACAAAAATTGAATGCTCTTTGTCTAAAATGTAAAGATGGAACATGGGCACACTATACTAAAAAACTTATTTCTGATTTAGAACAAATTGATGTTGGAAGTTCAGAAAAGTATATGTCTGTATGTTTAAAACATTTACTTTCCTAAAAAATAATGTATTATAAATATTTTATTGACTTTTTAGGAACATTAACTATTTTATATTCAAAAATTTATACTGATGCTAATCCTCCTATAATGGGGTTAGTTTATTTTGCTATGTTTTATTTAGGTAAAGGAGTTACTGAAGGATTTTTTTCACCTTTAGCTGTATTTGTTCAATATTCTTTAGGTAGAATTAATGCAACAGAATCAATGTATTATTTATTAGCTCAATATTCTGCCGTTATACTTATTATTTTAACTTTTATTCCGATAAAGACTTTCATACAACGAATGATATAATAAGAAATGAGTATTTATATTTGGATTCCTGATTCTAAATTACGCACGGATATGCAAAGTCATTTTTTTAATCGTAGATGGACTGATTCAGGATTAGATTTACTAAGTCCTTATTATAATCTTGATTTCACTACTGGTAAGATTGGTATAGAAATCAAGACTGGAATGTATTTTGCTGCTTTAGATTCTGAAGGAAATCCTGTTCCTTATCTACTTATTGTTCGATCATCTACAAGTTTAACGCCACTAAGACAATCGAATAATATTGGTTTAGCAGATGCAGGATATCGTGGTGAATTAATTGCAAGAGTAGATTGTATTAATCCTATGCTAGATTCATATGAAATTCCTTATGGACGAAGACTCTTTCAAGTATGTCAATATAACTTTTTGCCATGGAAGAAAATTGTATTTGTGAATTCCCTGGAAGAATTACCTTCTGCTCCTGATTCTAGAGCTTTTGGTGGATTTGGTTCTACAGGTATTTAATATAGTTTATTCATTCTTTGAACACAAAGAAATTTTATGCGTCAAGGTCAAAATTCTCCGAAAAATTTTTTCTTGCTTCAAGGTATAAACACAAAATGGGTGGTGGTTTAATGCAACTTGTATCTTATGGTGCGCAAGACATTTATATCTCCGGTAATCCTCAAATTACCTTCTGGAAAGTTCTATACAAACGTCACACGAACTTCGCAGTAGAATCCATTGAAGTAACTTTCAATGGCCAAGCTGACTTCAATAAACGTGTAACGGCTGTAATCAATCGTAATGCGGATCTAATGTACAAGACTTACCTACAAGTAACTCTACCTGAAGTAAGTATAGGCCCTGGTTCCGTATATGCGAGTCAAACAACTCCTATTGCTGGTCACCGTTGGCTAAATTACATTGGCCACCGTCTAATTAACCAGGTAGAAGTAGAAATTGGTGGTCAACGTATTGATCGTCAATATGGTGATTGGATGCAAATCTGGACGCAGTTATCCGTAGATCAAAGTATCATGCCTGCCTTCGAATCTCTTGTAGGCAACACGCACGATCTAGTATTAATGAAACGTGCGAATGGTATTCCTCTAGATGCGACTTGCTCTTCTTCTGAGAAGACTATCTCTTGCATCCCTCGCTCTGGTACGCCTGCCAAGACGCTATATGTACCTCTACAATTCTGGTTCTGCCGCAATCCTGGTGTAGCGATTCCTCTAATTGCTCTACAATACCACGAAGTGCGTGTAAACGTAACCTTCGAAACGTGGCAAAATTGCCAATATGCAGAAACGGGAGTAGGTGCGCCTGTAGCTGCTCCTCAACAATCTCTTGCGGCCGCCTCTCTATACGTAGACTACGTATACCTAGACACGGAAGAGCGTCGTCGTTTCGCTCAACAATCCCACGAATACCTAATTGAACAACTACAATACACGGGTGCGGAATCTATTACGTCTTCATCCAACAAAGTACAACTCAACTTTAACCACCCTGTAAAGGAACTACAATGGGTAGTACAACGCGATTCCTTCGTTGACTGCTCTGTAAATACGTGGGTAGCGTCTGTAGGTGGTCCTCAACCGTTCAACTATTCCGATGATTTCTCAACGGATGGTATTATTACTGCTCTACTATCTCAATCTAGTGGTCAAGGTGCGGGTGCTCCGGGAATACCGGCTGCAGGAACTCTTGGTCAAGGACCTACTCAACAATCTGGTACAGACACTAATAATCCGTTTTATGGTGCGGACGTAATAGATTCAACTGGTGTAGCTGAATTCGATGCGGGTGTGAACTACCTACTCGCCAAAGTAATTCTTGCGTCTGGTGTACGTTGCGAAGGCAAGAACCCTGTAGAAGTAGCTAAACTACAGCTCAACGGCCAAGATCGTTTTACGGAACGTGAAGGTGATTATTTCTCTAAAGTACAACCTTACCAACACCACACTCGTTGCCCGTCCGAAGGTATTAACGTATACTCCTTCGCTCTACGCCCGGAGGAACACCAACCTTCAGGCACGTGCAACTTTTCTCGTATTGATAAAGCCACTCTACAACTAACGGTATCTGTAAACACGGTAGTAGGTTCTAATACGGCCCAAGTGCGCGTATACGCTCTAAACTACAACGTACTCCGTGTAATGTCTGGTATGGGTGGTCTAGCATACTCCAACTAAAAATCTTACTATCTATATATTTTTTTAGTTAATTAACTTTTAAAAATTTAAATTTAAAGGGTAAAAAACTTTACCTTTAACTTTAATAAAGAGATGCCTTCTTCTAAAACTTTAAGAGTTCGCGGTTCAAGAGCACAAGTCATGCATGGAACTGCTGAGAAAACCAGTGGTGGGTTAACTAAAAGTGACCTACAATACAATAAATATGGTCGTATAGTATCTAAAAAACGAGCACATACAATGAGACAGAATATGAAATAAATATGTTTTAAACGCAATGGAATTATAAAATAAAAATGCCAGACTATATAGTTGAAGCTAAAACAGTTCAAACTGCTGCAATCAGAACTTTAAAAGAAGCTTTGAAATGTATTTTAGTTGAAATGAGTTTGATTTTTGATAAAGATGGAATTCGTATGATTGCTATGGATAATACACGAACTGTATTAGTTCATTTGAAACTACATGCAGATAAATTCGAAAAATTTGCATATAATCATCAAGCAAATAAATTTGTTATTGGTGTTAATACAGATCATTTGTATCGTATTGTTCGTACTGCTACAAATGATGATACAGTAACTTT